CGGCGAAGTGCTGCTCTCGGCTGCTGAGGAAGGCGGCTACACCGGCTCGCGTCGGCTCACCGCTGCTACCCTGCGTCCGATCCTTCAGGCGGCGTGGGCCACGCACTCGATCAGCGGCATCCTGTCGAGCACCGTCAACAAGTTCCTCCTCGCCGGTTTCAACGGCGTCGAAAGCTCGTGGCGTTCGATCTCGTCTGTCCGCAGCGTGAACGACTTCAAGGCACTGACGAGCTACAGGCTCAACGGTGGCATGAAGTTCGAGAAGGTCGCTCCTGGCGGCGAACTCAAGAACGCTGCCGTGAGCGACGAGAGCCGCACGATCTCGGCAGAGACCTACGGCATCATGACGAGCGTCACTCGCAATGACCTCATCAACGATGACCTCGGTGCTCTCACTGCGGTTCCGCAGCGGATCGGTCGTGGCGGTGCTCTGAAGCTGAACGACGTCTTCTGGGCTTCGTTCCAGGATGACTCGGCGTTCTTCACCACGGGCCGTGGCAACAAGAAGACCACGGCGGGTGCTCTGAGCTTGGCGAACCTCAAGGCGATTGCCACGATGTTCCGCAAGCTCAAGGATCCCGATGGCAACCCGGTTGCCGTTGATCCTCGCATCCTGCTGGTGCCGTCCGACATCGAGTTGTCGGCTGCGGAGATCATGGGTTCCGCTCTGCTCGTGGGCGGCTCGTCTGCGGCTCCTAACGTGAACGTGCTCGCCGGGCGGTATCAGGTCGTCTCGACCAGCTACCTGTCCAGCGCCGAGGACTACTACCTCCTCGCCTCGCCGAGCGACATGCCGGTGATGGAAGTGGCGTTCTTGAACGGCGTGCAGAGCCCCATCGTCGAGACGGCTGAAGCCGACTTCAACACGCTTGGGGTGTCCATGAGGGGGTATTTTGACTTTGGCGTTGCCAAGGCCGAATACCTCGCCGGCGTGAAGGCTGACGCTTCTTGATCTGAAGACAAACCGTGACCGCCGGGCGGGAGCCCAAGCCCGCCCGGCGGCATGATGCCAACCAACCCATTTCCCAGAAAGTAGGTGATCCTAATGGCTTCTTATTCTCAGGCTGGCTGTCTGATCGACTACACGCCTTCCGCCGCTGTTGCGGCTGGCGATGTTGTCCTGCTCGGTGATCTCGTGACCGTGGCTCCTCGCCCGATCGCCGCCAACGCACTTGGTGCGGTGGCTGTCGATGGCGTGTGGAGCATCGCCAAGGCGACCGGCGCTGTCTCGCAGGGTGCTCTCTTGTACTGGGATGCCACCAACAGCGTTGTCACCACGACTGCCAGCACGCACAAGCGGGCTGGCAAGGCAGCTGCTGCGGCTGCGTCGGGCGATGCGTCGGTGATGGTCATCCTCAACGTCGGCTGAGTTCTCGTCCCACTGCAAGCCGCCGGCGGCAGCGTTCATCCTTTCCGCGCCGCCGGCGGTGTTGTAGCCAGAGGTGCCCATGTCCGACCTACTCGCCAGCGGTGCGGCTTGGCTCGCTGACCAGTTGTCGGCGGGTGCGTCGCGGTCTGTGCGTTACTACCGAGGCGCTGACTACGGCGTGGTCAACGCCACGGTCGGCACGAGCCGGTTTGAGGCGCAAGGCACGAGCGGCGTGATCGAGCAATGGGAAAGCCGGGATTTCCTGATCAAGTCTGGCTCGCTGCCGTTTGGCGAGCCGCAGCGGCACGACAAGATCCGTGAAACGCTCAACGGCGTGGACGTCACGTATGACGTTACCAGCCCGCGAGGCGTGCCGGTATTCCACTACGGCGATGCGTTCCGCCAGACGGTGCGTGTGCATACGGTCGCCACGGCTGAAGCGTCCAGCGTGCCTGCAACGCTCAGGCGTCGCTTCTGGGGGTCGTTCGCCGCAACGACGATTACTGACGCACAGATCGTTGCCAGCCTCTCTAGCGACCTCGGCGGCACTCGGGCACAGACCCGCACGATCGCCGCACAGACTGCGTATATCTACGTCGTTCTTCCGACGAGTTTCGGCGTACCTGTCTTCGCCGTCAGCGGTCTGACGTCTTCCGCTTGGGAGACCACGCAGCGGACGATCACGTTCGCCGGGCAGGCTGCGACGAGCTATGGCATCTACCGCTCAACGTATCCGATCACCGGCACCGTCAATCTCGTGGTGACATGACGTATGTCAAGCATCAAGGGCACCAACGTACTCGCGCCGGTCGTGCCGTTCGACACGAGCGATACGCACGCATCGCACGAGGCAAAGTACGGCAAGGGCGGCTACCGCAGCGTGGCAGACATCGCCGAGAGGGACGCTATACCGGCTCTGAGGCGAGAGGCGGGTATGCTGGTGCTGACGCTCTCAGACGGCGTGACGTGGCGGCTGGCGAGCAATCTGACGTCGTGGACTGACTACAGCGTCACCGGTCCTGCCGGTCCTGTCGGGCCACAGGGACCGCAGGGTGTGCCAGGCGTTGCCGGCGCGACCGGGCCGCAGGGCATTCCCGGCGTTGCAGGCGCGACAGGACCGCAAGGCGTGCCGGGCGTCGCAGGCGTGGCGGGCGTTGCAGGACCGACCGGCCCAGCGGGTCCAGCTGGCGTTGCAGGCGAGGCGGGACCGCAAGGCATCCAAGGCGTTGCGGGTGCGACCGGAGCCAAGGGCGATAAGGGAGACGCCGGCGACACGGGTCCAGCCGGTGCGGTTGGTGCCACGGGACCGCAGGGCATCCAAGGGCCGCCGGGTATTCCAGGTGCCGCTGGCGTTGCGGGTGCAAAAGGAGACAAGGGCGATCAAGGCGACACGGGACCGCAAGGACCAGCGGGCGTGGCTGGAGCGACCGGGCCGCAAGGAATCCAAGGCGTCGCCGGTGCCAAGGGTGACACGGGCGATGTCGGTCCAGCCGGCGTTGCCGGTGCTACTGGTGCGACCGGGCCAGCGGGACCGCAAGGGATACAGGGACCGGCTGGCGTGGCAGGTGCTACAGGCTCGCCGGGTCCGGCAGGTGCGACCGGTCCCGCCGGTGCCACGGGTGCAGCTGGCGATCCTGCCGTTGTCGCATACGCATCAGCCGCAAGTTTCCCGGCGACGGGATCAGCCAACGGTCTCTATCTCAGCACAGCCACAAGCCGTATCTATCGCTGGGTAGCAGCGAGCAGCGTCTACGCAGAAGTCGGTACGAGCGGCCTGGCTGACACGCTGGACGGAGGATCGTACTCATGAGTTTTCCGTCATCACCAACAGTCGGGCAGCAAGCGACTGTCGGCGGCAGGCAGTTTGTCTGGCAGGGGTCGGCGTGGGATCTCGTGGCAACTGTCACGGGGCACGCTGCACAGCACGCCATCAACGGCAGCGACCCGCTGACGATCACGGCGGCGCAGGTGAGCGGCCTCGCAGCGGTGGCGACGAGCGGATCGGCAGCGGATCTGTCGGGCACGCTCGCGGATGCGCGGCTCTCGGCCAACGTCCCTCTGTTGCCGGGCCTGACTATGGCATGGTCCCAGCCCAGCACACTCATTGAGACAGTCCCTCGCAGTCAGCTAACGTTTTCTGGTCTCACGCTGGTGTCTGGCCAAATATCGTTCGCGTTTTTCACGCCGCTATTTTCGCTGACTGTATCTCAGATCGCTATGGCTACCATGTCAGCCGCAGCGAGCGGGCTGACGCTTGCGCGAATGGGGCTGTACACGTTTGATGAATCGACTGCCACGCTGGTGGCGCGCACAGCCAGCGATACGGGTCTGTTTGCCACCACGCGGACACACTTTACGCGATCCCTAGATTCGTCATCAGGCGGGTTCCCTGCAACGTACACGCTGCAAGCGGGGGTGCGGTACGGCGTCGGAGTCATCTGTGTAGGCACTACCATGCCGATAATATCGGGTGCCACACCGCCTTTTGAAACGGCAAGCCTGTCGCCACGGCTGTCTAGCACGCGCGGCAGTCAGACCGACCTCGCTGGTACGATCAGTGCCGGGGTGATGGGCACATCTAGCTCCTTGATGTACGCGAGGCTTTCATGAACACCACCTACATCGGTATTGTTGATGGCCTCAGAACATGGGAAGTCCGAGACGAGGCTGGCACCCTTGTTGGCCTCAATCAGCAGGCCGTAGAACCGGAGTCGCCATCCGTGCCCGCCAGCGTCTCCTCCCGCCAGATACGCCTCTGGATACTTCGTCAGGGCATTAACCTCGCACAGGTCGCCGCGGCTATCGACGCAATCCCTGACGCTCTCCAGCGGGACAGCGTCAGGGTGGAGTGGGAATACGCACCGTACGTTGAGCGATCCCACCCGATGCTCGTGCCGCTCGCAGCGGCTCTGGGGCTGAGTGAAGATCAAGTCGATCAGGCGTTCGTCGAAGCAGCGACGCTGTAGGGCATAGCCGGTCTAGTTTCGGGTGATGGCAGGGAAACTGTCGGCACCAGGAGCGGACTATGTCTACGTTCAGCCAGTTGCCGGGCGCACTCGCCGTCACATTCATTGTCGGCGACGAAGTGAACATTGCCATCAATCTGGGCGTGAACATCACGGGCTATACGCTCCAGTCCGGGGTTTTCGTCAGCAGCGCCCAAGGCTTTCAGGGTGGCGGCGGCGGCACCGTGACGGCTATCGGAGCGACAGCGGCGACGCCAAGCATTCAGGTCGTGACGGCGTCCACGGGCGCGATCATCTGGTCGCTCACAGAGGCGCAGACGTCGTTGCTGTCGCCGGGCATCCGATACCAATGGTTCCTGCGGTGGATCACGCCTAACACGACGATGACCCGCACGATTCTTGCGGGTGCGTGCATTCCGAGGGCACCCGGCGCATGAGTGAAATCAGCGTTTCCGTAGTCGGCTCCACGACGATCAATCCGACGGTCGGCAACGG